AGCCCTCCGCTCAAGACGACGCTCTAGTACCTTGCGGTATCCAAGGAAGCGTGCAAGGCTTGCCACCGACCCAGGGACGCCAGATGAAGGTGTAAGGCCCTTTCTAGCCTCACCCATGATCGCCGAAGTCACGAGACTTGCGTCTCCGAGATTCGAGATCACGGATGATACTGGAAAGGGACTGACTTCAACTCCGTTGAAGAAATACCGTTTCGCGAACTCACAGAAGTGAGGTGAAACGTAGGTCTTCATAGGAGCAATGTCAATCCCAAGGGACTTAACTTTCCTCTGGTAATGCTCACCCAGTCGGACGTCGCCGATAAGTACATCATCACCAAGAATGACATACTTGGCCTGCGTCCAACGAATTCCTAGTTCCTCACAACACCAGAACACTACAAAGTGGTGAGCTAGTGCAAAGGAAGCTCATGATGAATAAGCGCCCATTGGATTACCCACAGCGTAACGTACGCCGTTCACGCTGGGAGTATCGAATGGGTAGCCCACCATGATATCCTTTCATGAGGAAACATAGGACTCAGGGAACACCCCTTTAAGAACACTCTCGATGAGGGTAATAGGGAAGCGGTCAGTCGCAGCGCTGAGATCAACGCTGTAAAGGACCGCCCCCTCCCCCCACATCCGGATGTGTTCTGTAAAACGTCCTTGGTGGAAAGTCATGTCTTGAGGAATCTTCCTAAGTAGGCGAAAGATCCAGAGGTGAAGAGGTCTAAGGACAGTCTGAGACCAATAGTCCAGAATGGCAATAGACCTAGTCTTCCCCTCTTTATCTTGGATACCTACAATTCTCCGGATAGGACCAGGACTAATTTTATAAAGATTAGTCTTAATCCCCGAGAAAATAGGAAGAGAATCAAGGGAACCCTCGATAAACATCGAGAATTCCTCTCCTCCAACCTCCTTGAGGCTGTCGATTAGGCTCCCAGGAAGGGACGCCAGCTCCGACAGAGATCCAAGGACGGCGGGACCCTTTTGGGGTCCTGCCTTGAAGGAAACATG